ACCTTCAAAATCCCCCGTGGGTCTTCGACAACAGCTTCAACCGTATCATCATTAATCAGACGGAATTCCTTACCAGCCACCGTGAAACGGGTGCCTGAGTACGATCTGAACATGATCCAGTCTCCTTCCTTGCAATAAGGGCCGGAGGGGAATCTCGATGGGTCTTGGAATGCGTCAGAGCCAATCTTCAGCACAAAGCCGGTAATAGAGCCGACTTCTTCCTGCTTTAGTGTGGTGTTGGCCTTGAGAATCCCCCCTGCTGTTTTCTCGTCAGGCTCTGGTAGCGCCACCAATAACCTGTAACCACTGGGATCAGGCAGCGTCTGAGCCACCCTCGGAGATTGCTCCTTTTCAGGAGTGTCTTGCGTTGCTAAGGCCTCAGCCATAGTGTCCTTCCTCAAATGCACGAAGTATTTACATGCGCTCCGCGAACGCCCAGTTGCTACTGACTTGTCAGCAGCACTATGAGAGGACTATATGACATATTTACTCAGAAGAGAAATTTTTCTTTAACTCCAATACTTCAACTTCTATAAGGGCATAGGCGTGAATCATTCCACATGCATACTTATAGTCCTCAAATGTACCGCAGCCGCCGCCAGACACATGATCTGCCTGATCGTTCATCAGCTCTCTAATTCGCTTGTGCATGTGATCCAGATACTGGAACGACACATCAGCCATCATCTTTCCCCTTCGCATTGATGTTCATATTGACAATATCTACAGCCTTCTCAAAACCTCTCAAAGCCTCTTTGGAAGCCCTGTCTTTGGCGGCCTGATCTGCTGCGCTTATTGTCTTCATTGTTTCAGCTTCTGCCTTTAACGAGTCAGCATTAACCTTTTGCGCCAGTTCAGCTTCTTTGATCTGGGCATCGCGCTCAATCTTCATGCGCTCGCGCTCATCTTTGGCCCGCTCTGCTCCTTCCTTGATGTCCAGCTCTCGAATGGCCTGCTGCAGGATGGGGTCTTCCTGCTTTTCAGCATCCTCTTCTGCTTTCTTGAGCTTTTGAGCCTTTCCGGTGACCTGAGCGGAAGCTTTGGCGACCAGAGCCGAAAGACGAGATTCAATATCTTCTGGCAACTGCTCATCGGGATGGGGAAGTTGTACTCCCATCTCTTGCTCAACCTTGTCACGGTAAGCAAAGGCAACGTGTTCAGCAATGTGAGCCGCCATAGCGCCCATAAGACCCTTGGCGTTGGGATGTTGTCCCAGCATCTCCTGTATCTGAGGATTCTGGGAAACGCTCATGTGAGCCTCGATGTGAGCCTCATGATCCTGATACATAAACGACTTAACGGGCTTGCCGTTGATAAGGTTCATGTTTTCAGTCACGGGATCGACTGGCTTCATATCATCTTCAGTCGGAACGATGCGCTCTGCCTCAGAAAGACCCAGAACCTCAATCATCTGTCGATGCAGGAATGGCATGTCATACATCTGTGGCGCAGACGCCGACAACTGCAAAGCAGCCTGATATTGCATGATTCTTTGCGCCATCGTCCCCGCATTGGGGTCGGAAACGGGGATAATATCGACTTTTTCGTCAAAATCTTCCGCTACAGTGGCCTGCTCCTCTTCTGCCTCATAAGGATACTGCTCTGGCCCATAATCCACGATAATATCGGCCAGCAACACCAGCTCTCGCCCCATAGCGTGGTGAATACGGGCTTGAATGGCACTCATAACCTTCATTTCACGCTCCAAGACCGCTAATGTGGTCCCGACAGGAGCTTCTCCGTTAATATCAGACGCTTTAACGTCAGCAGCCGAGGCAAAACGCCTTCCTTCCGTAACCAAATCGCCCAAAAGTTGATATAGGACATTACTTGGCTCTTTGTAGGGCAGGAATGTGATGTTTTCTGAGATCGATCCGGCTGGAACGTCAACATCGCGGAATTCTCCCGGCCTGATGGGCGTGTTATCGCCTTTAATCCGAAGTCCACGGGTCTTCAGGCCTCCCGGCAGATTGGATAGGGTGCCAGAGTCGATCAATTGCCGCAGGATTGACGTTGCAGCCTTGGATAATCCTCCAATGGTGTGAACAAGACCGAATCCATAGAAGCCAAGTCCCGGCAAATACTGGTAATGAACGTAATACTGGCGCGTGGCGTAGGTCTCATCGCCTTCTTTCCAGTTGCGCCTGATGCCCAGTATCTCTCCTGACGACTTCTCAATAGTAATAATGTAAGGGAGCGCCAAGCCAGTGGGGCACATGCAGTCATCCATGTCCTCAAAGCCTTTCAGGTCTACCTCTACCTGCATCTCGAGCAGTGTATGGCGTCCGTCAAACTCGTATTTCTCTTCCTCGCCCGTCAGTTTGGCAATTTTCTTGGCAATGTCGGTCTCGTCAGGCGTTGGTCCGTCAAGCTCGATGTCACGATACCAGCCATTAAGCTGCATCTTGCGTATCTGATTTTCTGTTTTACGCATGATGTGGGTTGAGCGTTCTGAGGTGCTCATATCTGAGCAGCCGTATGACACCACCATGTCCTCTGGGGGCACAAACATCGCGCAAGGACGCTTCATGGTCTGGTCAAAGTACACTTTGCGAAAGGCAGAGCCCGCTATCGGCAGGCAAAACAGCAGCTTTTCCGTTTCGTTGCGGTATTCCACCATTCGTTTGGTGGAAAGGTAGTTCATGTAATTGGCGACCCGAATAGCTTGCGCTAACTTGTCATCAGTAATTTTGCCAACCACAGAAGTCTTGGCTGGTCCTTTGGCCGGGAATACTTCCTGAATCGTTTGAGACTGAAACCGAACTACAGCTTCTGTCAGGAGGGGGTGGAATACGCCGGAAGCGCCCTCCCACGGCGTTGTTCTGTCCTCAAAGCGAAGCCCAAGCAGGTCAAGACCTTTGATATACGTCTTTTCCCAGTCTTCTCTGGATCGGCAATCGCTCTCAAAGCCCTCAACGAGTTCATCGGACAACAGCATGAGGTCTCTTTCGTCCATAAATTCGGCAAGGTTGTCGCCAAACTCAATGACATCGACTTCCATCGAGTCCTCTTCTTCCTCGTACTCGCCCTCTTCGTTGGGCAGGATAACTTCGATTTCTTCCACTTCGGCATCAATAGGCAAGAAGGGGGTCACTCGTTCTACAGCCATCTAGTAATACTCCGCAGCTCCGTAATATTCAGGTTCATCGTCTTCATCACTGTGCAACGACAGAAACCCGCCGTGTCGGAAACGCATGACCGCCATGACGGCGCAGTCAACATAGTCATCATGATCGCCTTTTGGAAAAGCAGCGATCTCATCGACCACTTCTTCGGCCCAAGGCATATTGGGTCGCCACACCATACCAGATGCAAACACATCCGTAATGGCGTTCAGTCTGGCAAACTTGTCATTAGGAGCCAGCTTGGAGCCCCTTGAAGGCACAAAGTCCTGTACTGGGATGCCCATTGCCCTTAATTCAAAGATCAGCGGCATACCGGAGGCCTTGCCCTCAATAATAAAAGCGTCAGGCTCCCTTTCCTTCCACAGCTCAATAGCTTTACGCTTGAGGTCTGGAAACTCCATGCGCTCTTTGAAGGCATCGAGCAATATCAAATTTGGCATATCGTTGCCAGAACCGTCTGGGTGCATAAAAACACCCCATGTCTGACAGGCTGAGTAGTCAGCCGTTTCGGCTTTGGTGAACGCCGTATCCCATGTCTGGATGATAAAATCACAGACAGGTGATTTTGCGCTTTCCCAGATGTTCCACCACTCCCTTTTAACCAGAGCGCCTTCATCACTGGTCGGGTTTTGCTGGTACTGGGCTTGCCATTTCGCATTGGGCAGTTCAGCCCTCAGCGCCAGCAGTTCCTCCAATGGCCAGAACTCAGGCCAAAGAGGCTTGTCTTTTGGTAACAAGGCAGGAAATTCAATCACCTCCCACTCATCGGGGGAGCCGCGCTGGGCCGAGTCATTGAGGATTCTGCCAACCAGATCGAGCTTTCCCCATCGGGTCATAATGACAACAATGGCCGCTCCCGGCTGTAACCGCTGCCTTGGACCGGATGTGTACCACTCGTAAACCTTGTCGAAAACCCTTGGGTCGGCCAAAAAGCCTTCCTGCTCTGAGTGGGGGTCATCAATAATCAGGAGGTCTGCACCCTTACCAGTAACTGCCCCTCCAACACCAATCGCGAAGTAATCACCCTTTTCAGAGGTTGCCCAGCGACCAGATGCCTTTGAGTCGGCCTTCAGCTTGGTTTTGGGGAAGATTTCTGTGTAATCCTCCTCTGCCACCAAGTCACGAACCTTACGACCAAAGCCCACCGCCAGCTCTCCGGTGTGGGAGCATTGGATGATTTTCTGGTCTGGATGGTGCCCCAAGTAATAAGCGGGGAGGTGGATGGAGCCGAATTCTGATTTAGTGTGCCGAGGTGGCATGCAGATGATGAGTCGTTTGAGATCGCCGTTGACGATACGATCAAATTTCTCAGCCATGATCTGGTGATGTTTGCCACCAATAAAGGCTGGCCACATACGTCTCACAAAGGGCATAAAACCCATGCGAGCGTTTTCGATAGATTGAGCTTCCTCCAGCTCACCCATGAGCTTGAGAAGGCCAGCCCTCTCTTCTTCGGGCAATGTGTTTATTTTCTGTACAAGCTGTGCGGAGTTCAAACCGTTATCTTCGGGCGCAGAACTGCGATGGTGAAACTTTATCCTATTGACATGTCAGGAGCAAACAAAAAGGCCCCCCCTTATCATCTGAATAATGGAGGGGGACGTGAAAAATGGCGATTTTTTGCAATAATTGACGGGCCTAAGAATTTAGGCCCTCGCAGGGTACGCACCCTTTGTAACTAGCTGCCTTCCACAGCTTATGCATCGCTGGTATTCACAAACAACCTTCTTCTTCCTAACAATTTGATGTTCTTTGGTCTCAGAACCACAACTGCATTGCATGCTTATTCTCCCTTCTGGTAACCCTTGGTAACCCTTATCCCGTTAATACCCCTATTTTGAGTTCGTAAGGGCTGCAATACGGAAAGGGGTTACCAAGGGTTACCATCTACACTAACAAAAAGTTTGAGATTCCTTGGAATCCGCCACCACATAACCCTATTTTTTACTTCTGCGTTTCTCGACACTGCGGCGGGCGGCTTGTGCTGCAGCCTTTTCTTCTGGCGGCCTCACAGCTTGAAGTGCAGCGCCAGCAGCAATAGGCCCAGTTATGCCACCAGCAGTGGCAGCAGCTCCCAGCATGGCGGGAACAACACCAGCCGCTCCAGCACTAAAAAGGGCAGCAGTGGTATCCTCAAAAGCTCGACCAACACGATCAGTATTGTCTTTTTTACTCTGGGCTACCTTATTCTGCCTCTCCCTGTTCATATTCTTCTTAGTTGGCATGATCTCTCCACTTATCCCAGACAATAAACGCCCCTAACAACATCCAGTCCTGATCTGGTGATCAAGCAGGACGTTATGCAAGGTCTAGATAATACGATCAGTAGAATTGTTATCGTGATCAAGTTCCACTGGAGTCACAAATTTTTCCCCAAAAAAAATTTAAAAGGTCTCGGTAGTTCATAGACCCATTTAAATGACATGTCTTGTCGCAGGATTCTAGTGGTTACTGGCTGATGCTCTTTGAAGGCTATATTCTTGCATAAAAATCTGGTCCTGTCAATACATTGCTAATCGACCTACGGAATTTTACGGCAATATTTTTATGGCATGTTCCACGGGGAACACTAGGGATATTTTTAGGAAATTACCTGTGTGGAATAGAAGGAACAAGGTTCCGAATATTTTTACAGAATTACCTGTATGGAATACTAACTATAAGAAGC